TTAGACACTTTATCATTTAAGCCACTAGAGTTGTTGTAGTTTTCTATATCAAAAAATGCGTTATTTATATTATTAACGTAATGTCTTTCAAGACGATTTCCTGAATGTGTTTTTAAAGAGTATACCTTACGAGAATGACCAATAGATTTATATTCTGTGTTCTTGTCTTCGTCATATTTTTCTTTTAATGTTCTTTTAAATACATCATCATTATATATTTTTACAAAAAATCTACCATCAAATTTATGGGAGGCAGATTTATCCACGGCGGTTCTATATATATTTAAATACGTATAGTCAAGTATTTTTGTAACGTTCACTCCTGTAGGATCATCAGTAAAAGAATTAACTTCATTAGTAAACGGATATTCCAATGTAAATTTCCATTCATGATCGCCAGAACTAACTTCGCGATTATGCAGTTGTATAATTTTATATCTATTAGAAGTTCTATTTGTTTCAGTATTGTTTAAAGATACATGGTATTCTACATCAGAATCTTTACTGAAATCTTCATGTAGATTTGCATAGGATGAATTTTGGATTTGATCATAATCAACAGAGAAATTGATATCATCTTCTGCTGGTAAATCACTATCCGAAAAGAATTTCTTCGAGCTAGTATGAAGTTTTGATGCTATTAAAGTTTCTTTCCTTTTTATAAAATCTGGGGCTTCGTTTTGTATATCTAAAACTTTATACTGTGCCTTCTCCTTTATTAAGTCTTTATTATTTGTAACTTGCCCAACACCTTTCTTTAATATTAAAAAATCGTCAATATCAAGTTTATTTCTATCTGTTGATGGAAAAGCCAACCAAATATTATCATCTTTAGCATCGTAATATCTATCCATAGCGAGATTATAATACTCACCGCCAGTATCTTTTACATAAAATTTGAAATATTTCATGTTTACCGGAATACCCTCATTAAGTATATGAACTTGAAGTTGGTTTATTTCTGCTGATAAATCCTTACTTACTTTTATTGTTTCGTTTGAACTAGTTAACACAGGCGTTTCTCTTCCATACTCATCGGTGTATACAACACCAACTTGATATTCTCTTAACGATTTTATAGACTTTTTACCAGTTCTAGAATTGTTTGGTTTTGGAGATACAATGGTTGACTCAATAGAAATTTCGTAATCTGTTAAATTACCAAACCCATCATCTTTTTCTAAATTATAATTTTGCGTATAATTACCATATACAATTCTATTACCAACAACATCTTGTGCTAAAGCTTTTTTAGGTACATTATCCCATAATCTTAGTAATTGATTAGACGGAACAACACCATTTTTAATTGTTTCTGAAGTTATAGTATACTCAGTTTTATCTAAATCTTTTATAGTATCAACAATATATATATTAGGTGAATGTTCTTCTTTATATAATATATCTATACTTTTTACATCTTTTGGCATCAATCTTTTAAAACCCTTTATTGTTAAGGATTTTAAGTTGTTTGCCATACCTAAATTATAACCTTTTTTAGGATGGTAATCAAAACTTCCTGGAACGAATGCAGTTTCTGTAAAAGGAGAAAATGCAGAATATTCTCCATCTTCATATCTATACCTATAAGCAAATCTTGGGAATTTAAATTCAAATAACTTTTCTTCCGTATCAAACTTGTCAATAGCATACTTTAAACTTGTGGCTCCACTTTCAACTGTAGGTGGCACACCATCTATAGAATCAATTCTTATTTCTACTTTAGCTGAACTCGCGGGATTGTTAAAATCTACTATTTCTGTAACATCAGTGATAGTTACGTTATCAATAGATCCTACGAAATGTGTGCTACCGTGCGATTCAAAATATAATATATTTTCATAATTACTTCCTGGTATAATATTAGAGTGTGAAGAAGAACTTGTGGTTATCGTAATATCTTCAGAATGAGTACCTTTAGTTGACTGTGGTGTACTTGCTTCATATTTACCTGTATCATCAACTAGTCTAAATATTACTTCACCTTCTAATGGAATGTTTGGGTCAATCTTTTTGATAGTATATTCTATTCGATATATTCTGTCTTGCTTTATATTATTATTTAACCCGCTATTAGCAACACTGACTTTAAGTTTTTCATTACCGGTTGCTCCGGGTATAAGAGTAGGTGTGCTAGCATTTCTATCCCAAGGATCGTATTCAGCACGGTTTCTTCCAGAACTATAACGCCATTCAGGTGTATCAAAATCCCAATTAGAATCGTCATCAAAAGTAGTATTTACTACTAACTGAGGATTTTCATTATAAAACTTATTTTCATCCCAATCTGTTATTTTACCTTTTATAGTATAATTAGAAATAGGGGTAGATGGAGCTTCGTTGTTAGTAAATTCTTTTATAACCACTGTGCTCCAATTATTCCATTCTAAAGAGAATTCTTGATTTGCAACTAGATCAGTTTCTATTATAGTTTTAAAAGTATCACCAACTCTTAGAAAACTAAAATCATGTATATAACCTATAGATGAATTTAATATTGAATTGGTGTTACTTAAATTATCACTAATTTGTATTACACCAGTATAATTTTTAAGGGGATCTCTAAATTCTTCGTATTCTAATGTTAAGGGATGTTTGGGGGGTTTTCTTATAATGGTAGCGTGCTCTTCCTTTACATCTGTGGTATTGGTAACCATATCATACCCTTGAGCAGGATTTATAAGTTTCGTGTTAATTGTACCTGAGGGATCGGTACCATCTATACTTCGTTGTATATTTATTTTCTTTGGTTCAGAATAATTATCTGTCCAAAACAACATACCATCAATTATGTTTATACCTGTTATTATTCTACTAGGAAGATTTACGTCATCAAATCTTAAAACCTTTCCGGATGTATCAACAAAAACTGGTTTAATTTCGTTACTTTTAACGTTATATTCTACTATAAGATCAGTTGGAGTGGGGATATGAATAAACCAATATAGTTTATCATTTTTCTCATCAGCTACACTACCGACACAAACTGCATCTTCAGTAATAAAACTTGCTTCAATTTCACTATTACCTAATATATTTTGAACAGTACCAACGTCAGAACCTTCTGAGGTTGACACTTGTATATTCATTGCATCTCTATATTCTCCATTTGGAATAATTCTCTCATCGAGATCCTTATTCATTCTACCTTTAGTAAAATTATGCTTAATCTCCGGCATGTACTAGTGTTTTATATGTTTCGACTTACCTCGTAATATTTGAGTTAATTCTTCTAATTTAATGTTTGATAATCTTAATTTCGCTGTTCTTACAGCTGCAAATTTATCTCTTTTATAATACGCTAATTGTCCTCTACCAACATTTGCTTTAGCAGACATAATAGCACAAAGTATAGATTTATACATGGCTTCTTCCGCAAGTTTATGAACTTGCATTTCAGCGTCTGTACCTAAACCATCACTTATATAATCTAATACAACTGTTTTTCCAGAAATATTAGAACTAAAATGTATTTTTCCAGATTGTTGGTCTATATAAAACGAACCGTTAACTTGAGCGTGTTGAGGACTTAATCCATGTCTCGATCCATCTAAAGGCCAGTAAGCATCATCATCATATTGGTTTTGATTTTCAGATGGCGTCGCAGTTTTATAATTTGTCCAAGTATCCGAGGAAGAGTCAGGGGAAGTGAATATAATTTTTTTGTTAAATGCAGTTGCTATACCGTCAGTTGCCACATTAGAAACATAAATTCTCGTACCAATCGCTCCATCTGGAGTAGTTGATGGGTCAGATGTAACACCTGTTACAACAGTACCAGCTGGAAAATATTCATGGGAAACTAGATCTCCAATAGAAATATCTGTTTGTGCTGTTGCAAAATCTATAAACGCATTATTTTGTACTATTTCTCCTTCTTCTTTTAGAACTTGTTTATCTGGAGTACTAATTAAAGATCCATCATTTGGTGTAAATGTATATTCCGCACTAGTAACAGTGGCTCCAGATCCAGTTTGAAAACTTAAATCTAAATCAGTGTCTAGAGTCAATACTGTCACATCACCTGAAATTACACTCGCTTTAACTAAAGTACCTGAGACAATCCCAACACCACTCACATTCATGCCTATTACAATATTATTATATTTAGCATCTAGTGTCATTGTAGGTGTTCCGCCAGATATTGTTCCGTTTGCTTTTATTTCAAAACCACCATCACTATTTTGCCAAGGATTTATAGGATTAGAAGTTTTAGAAGTAGGATATAATAAATGTTTTATTCCAGCGGTGTCCACCCAACTTATTTTAGTATAATTAACATAGTCGTGTGGAAGTATCATTTGTAGTGTTGCTGGTACTTCTATTTCTTGAGATTTAATAGATTTAAAAGTGTCAAAAGATAATTCTTGCATAGCTCGTTGTGCGTGAAAAGCTATATCTGCCCTCTTTATTTTAGATATTATTTTATCTTCACCAACGTAAGCTATTTGAAATTGTGTTATAATGTCGTCTAAGGAAGTAAACTGATAGTTACCATGATCATTTCCTGTATAATATTGTTGTTGTGTAGAACCATCTAATAATCCCATTTATTTATTGTTTTTCTTGTTGAACTTTAACTTGTTCTAATCCCGCAGCTACTTGTGTTAATTGTGGTTTTTCAATTGCAATACCAGCAAATGCTAATATTCTATATACTAATTCAGATTCTTCTGATGGATGTAAGTCAAAATCAGTTGAAGTATCTACATTATATAGTGCTTTATCTTTTACAACAACATAACCCCAATTAACTTTCTTTGGTTTACGTATCCAATTAGCTGAACATTTACTTATAATTTCCCTGATTGTAAGTTTAATATCTGCTGTATTCGCAGGTCTACCAAATAAATCTAATCTACTCCCATCTGTAGATATAAAATCTTCTGTATAATAACCGTTACTAGTCATTACCGCATTACCACTTACACCACCTTCTTCGCGAACGCCAACTTCCTTTGTTCCAGTATAGTTAGAAATTTCTAATTCCAGTTTATATTCTTTACCAGCTATTATATCTTCATCGCGCATCACATTTCTAATATAGCTCTTTTGACTTGCTAAAGATCCATCCCAATGTGCAGTATCACTAGATACTATTGCGAATCCAGTTTGCATATTAGTAGTTTCATTCATATCTACTATAGTATCTTTTAAAGTATCTGGGTAAAAATATATTTTACCATCTTTTCTCCAGTATATAGGTCTACTAGATGTTGCTTTAGTTAATGGGGCGGTTTGTGTCTTAGAAAAATCTTCATATCTAATCTCTTCTGCGATATTTGAAGCATAACTTATATCACCAAGTCTGTAGAAGAGATTTGGAGTGTCACTACTTAGACTACTAACAGTTGCACCATGTGATATATCTGCAGGTCCTTGTTTAAAGTGAGTAAGTTTATCTTCTAGCACGTCAACCATGTCGGCATACTTACTATCATTACCTGGTATTCTTCTAAATTGATTTATATCATAAAAATATTGTTCAAATATTTCCATTTGAGCTTGATCTGCAAATAAATTAAATTCTTGAGGAGTTATATATCCTCTTTGTTCTTTGTTAGCAAATGCTAAAACTTTTTGATATACTGTATCTACACTTATTGCCATATTTTTTTTATTATAATAAAGTAACCACCCCGAAGAGTGGTTACTCTATTAAGGTTGTTACGAATTTAATCGTTTTTCTATGTTTTGATAAATTTCCATCCCTTCATCAGTTTTAAACCAAGCGGCTAAAGCCGAATAAGGATGTTCATCAAAAGGAACATTCATTAGTTTTCTATCATTAGAACCCCAACTAAATGTTCTTTGATCTGGGGATAGTTTTAACATTCCCATTTCTGTTGCTCTGATACCAAAATTCCTAAGAACAACATTGTCATCATTTACTAATTCTAAGAATAATTTAGGATTTCTCTTAGCATACAGTAGTAAATCACGTTTAAGTTCCTTAGAACTCATGTCTGATACTTTAGAACCTATCTCAACGCGCATAACAGCTTCTACCATGTCTATATCTATGTTTTGCGCAGCGTTTAATGCTTCTATTTCTAACTCTAAAACGTCTATTTCACTAGCAGCTTCAACAGCTGGCTCGTGTTCAAAATAAAGCGATCCTTTATGTGGATGGTATAAAGAAAGAAGCTTTTGTAAAGTTTGTTTATTTTTAGGAACGTGCAAAGAACCATTTCTAAAAACTACATGCTCTAATCTTTGGTCTCCCACCATTTCGTCTACAAAAACTGTTTTTTGGTTAGACGTATATTTTAATTCTCTTTCGTAATTAACATTTTCATCAAACCAATAAAGATTTGATGTTTTTAAAGTGTAAGAAAGAGGCGATCTGTCATTTGCTAAATAATAAATTCTATCTTTTATTTCCCAACCATCAACTCTTTTTACTTTTGTTTTTACTTTTTTAACTTCTGGTTGTTCTACAACCGGGGCAGTTTCAGCAACTGCTTCTTGAACTTGAGGCTCTTCCACCTCAACTTTTTTTGTTTTCTTTGTCATAATATAATATATAATAAAATTAATAAAAATAAAAGGACCGAGGCCGAAACCTCGGTTCTTTTAAAAATTGATTACGTTAACATCATAAAGTTGTTAGCGCCTTGTACTACTAAACATCTTTCAGATAAGTAATGCATCTCTAACGCATCTAAATCAGAAGTAATATTAGCAACAGAACCTGTTGTCCAAGTTTTGTATTTTCTATTTTCTGTAGCATTAGCTCTGTACCTAACATGTAAGAAAGGACGGGTAATATTTCTACCCATATTCTCATCGTATACAGAAGATGTACCAGCAGGTATAACAACGCCTCTAACCGCGTTAACTGTATCGATAGCACTACCTCTAGTACCTTTATCGTTTAGATATTTCCAATCAGATTTGTAGAAATCGTAAGATCCACGTCTGAAACCAGAGAAACCTAAATTAAGTGCCATATCCTCAGAGTTGTTGAATACTCCGTAAGAAGTACCACCAGCACCATAAGAATTCATTGAAGCTAACATGTCGTCTATTGCTAAAGCAGTTGTTCTATCAACAAACATCATATTTTCCTCTATAGCTCCATTCTCATCAAACTTAGCTAACATAGAGTCAAATTCAGCTAAATCAGTAGCCGCGTTAACACCAGTAATACCAGTAGCTAAATGACCTCTATCTTCAATAGCAGCGAATAAACCTTCAGTACCTTCAACAGGTGAAGTAGATGCTGGAGAAGCAGTCTTCTCATAAGACTCAATCATTGCCATTTCTAAATAGTCAGAAAAACGTCTACGAGTATCACCTTCAGCTTTTAAGTACCACAAGTATCCGTTTTGACCCTCTTCACCAGAAACTTCTACCCAACCAATTTGAGTAGTATCAGATCCAGATACATGGTATTTGTCTTTGATAATAATTGGTTTGTTAGTATAAGATTTAAATCCTGGATTAATAGAATCAGTTCTACCACTTTGTCCTTTTAAATACTCAGAACCATACACTAGTGCATTAACAGTTGTAGAGGTACTAATACCAGATACAGCGTTTAGTGTAGCGTAGTTATAAGGTAAAACAGATATATGATCTGCAGCTACAACAGCAGATGCAGGAGCGATATAATTAGCTTCAGTTGCAGTAACGTAACATCTAACCGTAGCTGTTGCAGATGTTATGAGTACAGTGTCACCAGCTCGTACTGAATGTTGAACTTCACCAGCAGCGTCAATTGAATTGCCGTCAGCGTCAGTTAATAAGTTAATTAAACCGTCAGTAGAACCGTGAGTAGCACCACCATAACTTAAGTGTAATCTACCTTGCTCAGTCCAAACTACTTTATCAGCTTGCATAGCTTCTTCTGCACCAACTTGAGATAAAAATCCTGAAACGCTTCTGTTTCCAAAAACTTCAGCTTCTTTTTCCATCAAATCAGGCAGGTATTGTTGTGCCCATCCCTCTGTGTCAGTAGATGTAAAATCTACGTACGCAGATGCGAGGGCATTCTTCGTTGTTGCGGGACGCAATTGGTCCCCCGATGTAATTGCCATTTTGTTTTAATTTTTAAATTATTTATTTTGTTTAATTTTAAACTTAAAATCAGAAGAATTATCGCCTAATACTTTGAACTTCATACCACCCGTGTCAATTTCTCCATGACTTTGTCTTGGATCCATGTTAACATTTTTGGCTTTAGCAATACTATCTTTCATAGCATCTGCTTTTCCTTGTTCATAAAAGTGATTAGCAACAGCATCAGCGTTCATTGCTGTAAATAGAGATTTATGATAACCTTTAGCATCTTGTAAAGCAGAATTCTTATCCAAAAACTTTTTGGTAAAATTGCTTATATCGCTTTGAGTTGTTTTAATCTCTTCAGTATTGTTCACATTAAACCTGTATTTCTTATCACCGACACTATATTCAAAACCTTTGAACTTGTCGTTAAAAACTTTATTAGTTTTTTGTGTAAAAATATCAGAATTTGTTTTAACTGCTTTTTGAGTTGCTTCTGACTCCTTGTTGTATCTATTAAAGAAATTAATTGCTTTCTGTTGCTCACTCGTAAGCTTTGAACCAGTTTTAATATCTTCATAGTATTTGGATTTGTTCTCTTCCAAGTGAGCTTTAGCGTCGGCAACTTGCTCTTTTAACGCTAATTTTTTTCTACGTATATCTCTTTCATCATCCATATCTTCATCGAAAGAGAACGTGTCTTCCATAAGGAAGTTAATTTCTTCTGTGTTTAAATGAGGTTTTGTTTGCTTATAATATTCATATAACAAATCATTATCATCTAATTTACTATAATCTTGATTAAGTTTTACATAATCATTTAAATCACCACCAGTTTCTTCCATAAAATCCATTAGTTTTTGGATATTTTCTGGAATTGGTTTTCCAGTAGCTTCGGTTTCAGCTACAGCGTCTTCAATTTGCTCTTCTAATTCTTCAACTTCTTCATCTGTAACTTCTTCTAGAATAGGTGTTTCAGCATCTTCTTTTGTAGACTCGTCAACAACCTCTTTTTTATCAGCCGTTTCTTCAACAACCTCTTTTTGAACATCCTTGGTTTTTGTGTTATCAACTGGTTGTTCATCTTTCTTTTCTTTTGGTGGATTGTTTAAATCTACTTTAATTACACTGTCATCTCCAGCGCTGTCAAACTTTGTTTCATCAACTTGTTCGGTTGATTCTTGTGTAGTTTCTTCAACTACATTTTCTACATTTTCTTCCATAATATAATATAATAATAATTAATAAAAAATTTATCTAGGATCAAACGCACCTAAATCAAACCCGCCGCCTAACGTATCGTTACCTGCAGATTCAAAATTTTTAGGTGGTTTTCCACTGTTTCTTTGTTCAATCATTTCTGACTGCTGTGTTGCTTGTATCTTTGTTCTTTCATCTTTTCTATCCTCCTTCTGCTTCTCTCTTTCTTTCATTCCGTCAACTTCAATTCCCTTAAGCTGCATGTTATATTGAAACTCTAACTCCATCAGTTCTTTTTTATGCATAACTTCTTGTTGCATTTTTTGAGAATCAATTTGCGCTTTCATTTGTTCAAGTTGCGTTTCAGACTGCATCATCGCTTGGTTTTTTTGCATTTCCACTTGCGCCGCGGCTTGAGCTGCTTGCGTGTTAGATTCTGTTTGCGCTTTAATGTTTTCTAACTGCAATTGTCGATCCTTTTCTTGCTTTTTCTTTCTACGTATTTTTAACACCTGGTTTGCAAGTTTAATATTTTTAATCTCTCTAAGATCGATAGCATCTTCAAGTTCAATGTTTTCTTTTTGCAACGCCATCTGGATATTGTTCTCTAACATTGCTTTTTCTTCTTCATCTGGTTGTAGTTCTATAAATATACCAAAATCATATAAGTGAAGATTCTTCATTTCTTCTAAAGTCGCTACGTTATGAACTCCTATAGCTTGAATAAAAGCATCTTTTGTTGGAGAATATTCTATAATATCAGATATTCTAAGTGATAAACATTCTGCTAATTCTGCAGTTAAAAATAATCCAGCTTGCAGTATGTGTCTAGTTGCAACGTTAGAGTTTGCAGCAGCTAATTTTTGAACACCTACCAAAGCGTTTTTATCTGGCATAGTGCCATCTCTAGCCTCATTAAGCCCGGTAACATCCCTTATCATCTGTAAGTAATAATTATAGTTACCTATAAGTGCTTGTATTTTATTACCACCACTACCACTTGTTATTTCTTGTATAGGTACTTTTCCAGGATTCATATCACCCTCACTAGTAAATGATCTACCTATAACAGATCCAGTTTGGAAGAACATATTTAAAGCTTCTTGTGGATTATAATTTGTTCCATTACCTAAATCAATTTCAGCTAAACCATCTGCGTCTAAATAAACACCATCTGGCGTCATTCTTGACATTACTTGTTGTAATTTAAGATGTGTTAATTGAATCATATCAGCAAATCCTGTTATACGTTTTACTAGTGAGTCAATTTTGCCATTGTACATTCTAGGTGCTACAATAACATAGTTCATTTTAACTTTAGTATAATCACTTTTAGGACGCACCATGTTTTTGGCTATCTCCCATTTAAGTAATCTATCTGTACCAAGAATCATTGCGCCATCATATAGGCATTCTATAGATTTTGATAATTTAGAATATCCACCTTTTTTGTCTTTAGGAGGATTAAATTTATCATCTTTAGGTATAATTTTACTAGAACCAGTGCCAGTTTCTTTTACTTTATATACCTCATTCATATATGTTTTATAATTAAAATATAAAACTTGAATATTATTATTATCTTCTTTGTCTACAGAATATGTTGTGTTATTATTAGTTCTATTAAATGACTTATTCTCTGTAATATCTTCAAGATCGCTCTTTGTTAATTCTGGAAATTGTTTAACTAATTCGTTTATAGGGATAGACTTTACTTCACCAACATAATATATATCATCGAAATAAGGAGAATCAGTGTACGAATAAACGAGGTTAGCAGGATCAACATAATCTATAACAACGCCTTCCGATGTATTAAACGTCGATTTTACTGCACCTATACCTAGAACTGTAAGATCATAATAGAATCGCTTTTTAGTTAATTCATATTTATTACCTTCAAACAAAACGTTTAAAGCTTGTTCTTCTGATATTTCCACAGCTTGTTTATAGTCTAATTGCATGTGGAGCTGTAGTTCCTCTTTTGTTTCTGGTAATTCTACATTATTAGTTTGTGATATGTCAAATCCAGTAGTTTCTAAAGCTTGTGCGTTAAGTTCTTTCATTTGTATATCCCTAAGCATAGATTCCATATACTTTGTTCTTTCTTTTATACCGTAAGGATCTTGAGAAAACGCTTTTATATCATATGTTCTTTCAGCTATACCGTTAACAACTATATCTACAAATTTAGGAATAATTGGAACTGGTTTCCAATCTAAATTAAGATAGGACAAATCACCATTTATTGATAACTCATCCTTATATTTTTGAATTGATTGTTCACCCCTAGCGTACAATCTTAGTTTATGAAAATTATTGTTATTAGATCTATATCTGTTAATACTTCTATCATTATTAAACCATTCGGTTTCGATAGCTTTAGCAATTTTTAAACCATATTCTTGACTACGTTTTTCAGCGTCGCTTACGGTTTGACTTGGAAAATAACTTTTAATGCCAGACTCTGCCATATTTATTTTTTAATTATTTTAGACATACTACCCTTATTTTCATATTTAGAAATTTGTATGTTTAATTTTGGTTTTTCTACTTTTGCGTTTGGAGCATATAAATGTCTATTGTTTGCCATGATCGCTAAACCTGAACTAATGGACGCATCAAACTTTGTACGTTTATTTATATCAAATCTAGACCAATCATTTAATAGTTCATTAAAATATAAGTCTCCAAATGTTCCATCTTGTTTCATACCCACGTGATCTTGTATATACATTTCAATCGCTGCGGCATGCGCTTGTTTTATATCTTCACTGGAGTTAGGAATTCCTCCAACTTCTTTTTCTGCTACAGATAATTTGTTCCATATCTTATCCGGCCTGTTCATGCTAAATCCTCTATAACCTCTTCTTCTAAGATAATAAAGTAATCTAGGTTTATTATTCTCTGCAAGTATTGGCATTCCATAAAATACTAGTGCCATTAAAACATCTTCAAAGAATATTTCAGCCGTAGGTGGTCTTGATAGGTATTCTAAAAAGAAGCTGTTCGCAGGAGCGTCCTCCATACTAAACCTGGTTAAGCCGTGTAATGCTCCTTTAGAACCTTGTCCATCTACGGTTCCTGATATATCATAAGAGTCACAACCAAATGCTCCCATGTGTTCATTACCAGGATATTTTATACCATTTTTAAGTACCACCTTATTTTGTAATCCAGTCTTTGGAACCCAACTAACTTTAAATCTACCATTTTGATCTGGATAAAATATAACTTGTGAATCTTTTACTCCGTTAACCCATTGGAAATTACCTTTAGTAACTCCAAGGGTTCTAGACATTTCTTCATTATAGTCTATCTGTTCATATATCTTAACTAGGTTAAAAATACTACCCCTTGCTTCATCTCTAAAGGCATGTTCAGTAGTTTTAGGGAATTGTCTATAAAATTCGTTTAATGCATCATGATCACCTTTTAAACCGTCAGCTTCATTCTGCCAGTGCTCTATAATACCTACATCTATTAGTTCACCATCTGGACCGAACACATCGACGTCTGGTGTATCAAAAACTGGAACTCCGTACTCATCAATAAATCCTTCGTAGTTCCACTCCATTGGGACAAACAGAGAATATAAACCAGACTTCGTTTGGCCATTTCTATTTCTCTTTGTGACATCTGACGCGTTATATAGTTTCTTAAAATTGTCTCCACCTTTATCTAATGCGTTTGAAGTGCTACCCATCATACATTTACCAATAATTCTACTACCTAATCGTAAACATGTTTTTGTAACTCTCCAATTATTTAATATATTATCGGGTCTCTCCCATTTACCACTCTCATCGTGTACTAATAGATTTAGTTTTTCACCATCATAACTGTTATCACCAGTATTCTTCCAATCTATAGTTGTATCTAATCCTTGTAAATCTTCTAATTTTTCGTTAGATGTAATTTTCTTCCTTGTAAATTTACTAGCAGGTACTCTGTATGCTAACTCTGTTTTCGGTCGATCCATACCATCTTGAATCGGTTTAAAAAAGAATGGATAGTTTATACTAATTGGTACGATTTTATCCGTAAACATTTTCTTCGCATCTGCGCCTGTTTTAGAAAGTACCCCATATCTACTATCACTTGCTAATGTAGCTAAGTTAACTGCTTCTGCAGATGACATAAAAGAAAATCCTGAACGTCTGTTCTTTAGATAACACATTCCATAACATCTCTTATCTGCTTTACATGCCTCCCAAAATATATAAAATAATCTATTAGCCTCTCTAAAGTCAGGAGCACCAACGTCAATCTTACTCCATTGCAAATACATATAATGAGTTCCTGTTATATAAGTTGGTTTACCATTATTCATAAACCAAAACCCTTCGTCCCTTCTTTTAAACTCTTCGTCTATATAATCAAACCATTGGTCTTTTTGCTCATCTGGATAATTTCTCCAATCAAATATATTTTTTATCCTACTTAATTCTTTAGGATATTCTTCTTTTACCCATTTTCCTTGCCCGTTGTCGTGCACTTGCATTCGCACTGGTTCCAACGGCAGACCAATTCGCAGATTTTGGATTTCATAGATTTCCCCAATTTTTCCAGTTTTTGATATAACGATGATATCATGTTCTTTATTGTATCCATATTTCCATTTTTTACCTTTATTCATACG